TGCTGCTGAAAATGTAGTTAAGTTTGACATTTGTTTAGTTCCTTATTGAATTTTAGAAAGGGCTGCGGTGAGTTGCTTCCCGATTTGTACAACCGCTGGACGAGGATCATCTTCTCGTGCCAACGTACTACCGCTGCTAATCGCAACGACTAAGTCGTCAGGCAACTTCTCGCCTAACTTCTTGAGTACCTTTTCTGCTTGCGCAGGTGAAATTATTTTGCTGACATACAGCTCATCTTGAGGAATGACTTTAGATAATACATCATCAACAACTGCCTCATTAGCCCATTGACGTGTCGCACGCTTATTAACTAACTTCCAACCAGGCACAGGTTTGTCTGCTTCTAACAGTTGATGCGCTAACGCACGTAAGTCAGTAATCCATTGTTCTAATAAATCACAGTTGACTAAGTATGCACCAATCTTGCTAGCGTCAATATTTTCTAACTGAGTATGCAACGCCCTATCAACTGCGCCTGTCATCTTAGGACACACAGGCTTGGCGCTACACCATCTGCAATGCTCGCCTGCTTCAATCGGCGCATCTTTCTTTTGCGATGCTTTAACTGCTTGCAAGAGTTGCAATTCAAATTGCTTGACACGCTCAACGGTTGTCACCCAACGCCTAATCATTGGCGGTTGAATGATGACACATTCAATTTCAGTTGCGCCGTCAAACACCCATGAGACTGAAGGTGTACGCATGGCCGCAGCTGCGTAAAATAAAAGCTGTTCGTTTTCTTCGACACCGACTGCTACACCATCGCCGAACTTCCAATCCAAGACAATAGCACGATTGCCAATGCGCCCAAGTAAGTCACAAGAGCCAAACACATCAGGTAGAAAATCACCAAATCCGACTTCAGTTTCAACGGCGTACTCCATCTCTAAGTTAGGGTCAACTTGACCAAGTAAGTCTAATGCGATATGAAGTTTGTTGTCAATAAGGTCTTGCGTGAGTACCTGATCTTGATACGTCATACCAAGTAATGATTCAGGTTTAACATTTTTATCTAGGACTTGTGCAATTGCGTCGTGAAGTAATGTGCCTTCATCAGCATATTTGCTACTCGGCTTTGGTGGCATCGTAGCGCATAACGCTACAGAGCCTGGGCATCCGATAACCCGTTTGGCAGTTGAACCGCCGACTACTTTTGAATGATTTGCCATTTACTTTTTCCTTTACTTTATTTAATTTGAGATTCTACTTTACCACACTTTTAAATTATGTGTTAAACTTTTTTACATGAACGAAAAAGAAATTGAAAAATATTTTATTTGGACGGTAACGTCAATTGGTGGCAAGACTTATAAGTTTAGGTCGTTTAACCAAAGTGGCGTTGCTGATCGTATTGTTTGTTTACCCAATGGCGACACGTGGTTTGTGGAATTGAAAGCGCCTAGCGGTAAGTTGTCTGAGTTACAAAAGTTTTTTGAGAAAGAAGTTAAAGGCTTATCTCAAAAGTATGCGTGTTTATGGGAGAAAGAACAAATAGATGAATGGGTTAAAAATATATGAAATACTTATCAGTTTGTAGTGGTATTGAAGCGGCTACGATGGCTTGGCATGATTTAGGATGGACGCCTGCGGGCTTTTCCGAAATCGAACCTTTTCCATCTGCTGTACTAGCGCATCATTATCCAACCGTCACTAATTTTGGTGACATGACTAAATATAAAGAATGGAATTTAAATGGATCAATTGACCTTCTTGTTGGAGGAACCCCCTGTCAATCCTTCTCAGTCGCAGGACTTAGGAAAGGAATGGATGACCCACGTGGTAACTTGGCACTCGTCTATTGCGGAATGCTTGACTACTTTAGACCGAACTGGTTTGTCTGGGAAAATGTCCCAGGTGTCTTGTCAAGCTCAGGAGGACGGGACTTTGGTTCCTTCCTCGGGGCGGTGGCTCAACTCGGGTATGGGTTCAGCTACCGAGTGCTTGACGCTCAGTTCTTCGGAGTGGCACAGCGAAGGCGTCGTGTCTTTGTTGTCGGACACCTTGGAGATTGGCGCCCTGCCGCCGCAGTATTATTTGAGCGCGGAAGCCTGCGCAGGGATACTGCGCCGAGCAAACCGCAGGGGAAAGAATCTACCGCATACTTTGAAAGTAGCCTTGCTCAATACCGCGAGGCAGATATTGGAGGAACCCTTAAGGCAAGCGGTGGAGTCCTCGGTGGAGGAAGCGAAACTTTCTTAACGCAAAAAGTTTACGAAACACACCCAGCCGATAGCCGTGTTAAAGAGATGGGCGAGACTTGTCAGACCGTGACTAGCCGTTGGGGTACAGGCGGCGGTAATGTACCGTTGGTTCAAGAAGCATATCGTAAAAGTCGTAGAGCGCAATCAACGGAAGATTATGAGACATGGGTAAATGATGGTAAAGCAAATACAATTAATCTTTTTGACCAAGGCGATATTCGCACTACCCATGCGGTTATAACTCAAGCGTATTCTATTCGTGAAGACGCGGGGGCTAATACGTTTAGTGCAACGCCATTAGAAGTAACCCCTGCATTGCAAGCGTTGCGTCCATCGGTTCAGTCACATCATGCGCAGACATTTATTGCTGATTTGGCAGTTCGTAGACTTACGCCAACTGAATGTGAAAGATTACAAGGATTTCCTGACGGTTTTACTAACATTCCATGGCGTAAAAAAGACATTGCGCCTGATGGGTTACGTTACAAAGCCCTCGGCAATTCAATGGCTGTGCCTGTTATGCAATGGATTGGTGATGGTATTGATATGGTTGACAAGCTATGAAACTGCGTGATTACCAAGAGTCGGCAGCTGATTTCTTGTACGAGAATGACAGAGCAATGATTCTTGCGCCAGTTGGTGCGGGTAAAACAGCGATTACGTTGACTGCGATGGATGACGCCCTATACAACGGGCTTGTCAATCGTTGGTTGGTTGTAGCGCCCAAGCGCGTGTGTACGGATGTATGGCCTGTTGAGCAACCGAAGTGGGCGCCTAACATGAAGTTAGCTGTAGCAATTGGCACACCCAAGCAACGCCGTGATGCGTTTGAGTCTGACGCCAAAGTAGTTGTAACCAACTACGATAATTTGCAATCGTTGCCTGACGTGTTGGACTTTGATGGCATTGTGTTTGATGAGTTGACTAGGTTAAAAAACCCATCAGGCGCACGGTTTAAAGCATTAAACAAAGTGATTGACTCTATCAAAATACGTTGGGGTTTGACAGGATCATTTACTAGCAACGGGCTTGAAGATGTCTTTGGGCAATGTAAGATCATCGACCAACAGTTACTTGGCCGTGCTAAAGGAGCGTTTATGCAAAAGTATTTTGTGCTAATGAATAAAGATTTTGGTGAATGGGCGCCTCGTGTTGGTTCTTTACCACAGGTCATGGAAGTGATTAAACCTGCGACGTTTGTATTAGAAGCAGGCGAGTACGCTGACAAGTTACCGCCATGCCACGTGGTTGAGATGCGGTGCAACATGGCTGACCGTAGCTACTATGAAAAGATGAAGCGTGACTTTGTTGTACAGTTTGAGAAAGAACAGATTACGGCACTTAGCGCAGCAGTTGTAACGCAGAAGTTGCAACAGATGTCATCAGGGTTTATTTACAACACCGAAACAACAGCATCAACAACGCCTGGGCGCATGAACGTCACCCAAGTGCCAATATGGTTTAGCACCCATAAGTTTGATTTGCTTGACGAGTTAGTGGAAGAAAACCAACACGCTAACACTATCATTGTGTACAACTACATTGAGGAGTTAGCAGAGTTAAAGCGTAGGTATCCTACCGCACAGACAATCAACGACACCAAAGCGATTGAGCGTTGGAACGATGGCAAGATTGAGTTGTTACTTATCCATCCTAAGTCAGCAGGGCATGGGCTAAACCTTCAGCATGGCGGGTGCAAGATGGTGTTTGTATCGTTGCCGTGGAGTCTTGAGTTGTACGAGCAAACGATTGGCAGGTTGCATAGATCAGGTCAAAAGCATGATGTGTGGGTGTACTTGTTGTTGACCAACAAAACAATTGAAGAACGTATTTTAGGCGCCCTGAAAGATAAACGGGCTTTGTCCGATATAGCAATGGAGGAATTGAAATGAGTGAACTAGAACTAATTAACGTATTGTCCGCATCTGAAAAAGCGATTGGCACCTTGATGCTAGAAGTTAATCGTTTGAACAATGAAATTTTATTAAAAGATGAACAAATTAAACAGTTAAAAGAATTAGCAATGTTAGTAAGCGATAGAAATGCAAAATTAATATATGAGAAAGCGGGTAGAACATGAAAGATAAGATGATGATTGTAATTTATGTAGCTACATTAATTATTTGTTTGTATTTAATCTTTATGACTGAATTAGCTCGTAAAGAAACGCAAACCCATTGGGGTACAAAGAGTTGTGAGTTGGCTGAGATTAGCCCTGACTTCACACCACAAGAGAAAGCTGATTGTAGGATAGCGAGGAGTAAGAAATGAAACGATTAGCAAATTACAAAGCTAAATTAAAAGCAGCGCAGGCCGAAGAAACTATACGAGCGCGGGAATATAACACCGCAATGCGGGCGCTTAAAAAGATTACAAACGAAATAATAACTTTACATGAAAGGATAGAAAGTGAAGAAAATAAGTTGGCGCAAGCTGCAAGCCGTGCTGAATCAAATGACTGAAGCCGAGGTATTGGCGATGCTTGAAGATGAGCGTCAAAACGCACGTCGGGCGTCAATCCTTGAAAGACTGCACATGCGGTATAACACCTTGCGCGTAAGTCGTGAAAGGATTGAAATTATGCGGGAGGCAGTAGCACCATGACGCAACCCGATTTTGATTGTTGGTCACACGCTAGTTTAGTTAAGTTTGCCAACGAAGCCTATTACAGGGTTGTTGACGATGTATATGAGATAGAATGTTTAAAACAAGACTTGAAGGCCGCTATCCAAGCGTATCGCCAAGTCAACACAAAGGAGAATTAAATGACATCAAGAATATTTGACCAGAAGCAATTTATTTGGGTAAAGCCCGAAGCTACCAACATCCTTAAAACTTGGGAGCGTTTCGGGTTTACCCGACCTTCTAAAGATCCTAACTTCCTTGCAAAGTGGAATCAATACAAGCGTTAATATAATACAGCTAATGCTTTTTTAATATTAGCTATTCTTTCATTGATGCCAAGCGTTGCACCATTGATGCGCTTGGTCATCGTGGTATAGTCTCCAGTATCTGCGTAGGTATTTAACTTTCCTCTATTCCAAAACCAACCTGCGCTTAGACAAGCATATTCAGGTGTTGCGACTATTGAAGGGTTTTCTAATATTTCAGGTTTACCAATAGCGTTTGCAAATGCTGTGTAATTTGCACGCCCAGTCAACTGGATGATACCTCTACCAAAAAATTTACCGCCGTCGCCTGCTTGTGTATTACCAAGCTCAGGTCTATTTCCATAAATAAGTTCTGCAATAGCAGCTTTACCTTTTGCTACGGCTTCTTGGGCTTTAGCAAGTGGTATTCTAGGCCATACTTGAGTGATGCGAACAGCAGAATAATTAAGGTTTTCTTCTAGGTATTTAAAATTACCTGATTCCAACATACATTGACCAATAAACGATGCC